ACCCTGCGCCAGCGTAAACGCATGAGGTATCCCCGCCGCTTTCTCGCACTCAATCGCGGCAGGTGTTAGCTGGGATATGAAGTCGGTCTTGGTCATAACGTACTAGCCAACCCAAGCCTTGTATCCGATGCCATTTTATAACCTCTCTAAGTGTGTACTGTAAAAACTACTAAGAATTCTTCATCAACCGTTCCCCGAGCCTGTCAAACTTCATGCCCAGCTTATCCAGCCCATCTACAATCGAGCCTTCAAGTTTGTCAAACTTTGCATCCAACTCAGGACGAATATAGTGTTGCTTGGCTATTTCCAATTCCAGCTTTTCCAGTTTAGCCGCATCGTCATCATGCTTGGTGAATAATAACTTTATCTGCTCTTCTTGCTTTTCATCCCTCTGCCGAAGCAAAAAGCTGATAAGGGTAAAAACAGCCCCTACAATAAAAAGCACAATCTCAGTTATTGGTAATTCTGTTTGCATGTCATACTTGCCTTTTGTTTTAAGTTGCTGCAGTTTGTGCCGTTAGGATTCCGCTAGTAAAGGTCATTGAACCATTTACCCCCCCAGTTGTCAGATTAGCCGTTGTGATTGTCACCGTCAATCCCGCAGCAATCTCCGCTTGGATAGTCGCAATATCTGAAGTGTTAGTCGCAATAGCAGTTACTTGTGCCGTTGTCAAATGCTGCCTGTCAGTTGTGCTCCCGCCTTGAATTGTCTGCAAATCATTGTGATTCCTTGTAGGGATTTCCGTCAGGTTCCCTCCAGTGAAATTCAAATCGGTAAAGTTAATAGTTCCTACGCTCGCTGCCTGCAACCTAGCATACACAAGCTGAAACCATCTGTGAAGTTCCGCTGGGAGTTCCTGAGGGGGTGGTGGTAATTGGTACTGGGAAGTTGTCATAGCGGTTTCTCGTGTGGGTTACAATTTTGTAATACGCCCTAATTACTGGGAAACTTCCAAGTGCAGTTCCCTCGCATTAAACGGTGCATTGTCAGTGTGCCTCAATTGGTACGCCCTTCTCCGAGTAGCTCCTTGCCGTACAGTCCTGCTCCTCACCTTGGCCATGTCCACAGGTAAGTAAGTACTCCAAGTGTTATAATCATCCTCAGAAAATCTAATATATAAAGTAGATGCAACTTTATCCCCTATAAACTCTGCCGCAGCAATCCTCACATAGTCCGAGTTTTCCCCTTCCACTTGCGTAGTCACAAGATTAACGTCAATTGGAAGCCCGTCATCAGTATATACATTCCATAAAGGCTGATACACCTTCCCATTACTTGGGTGTTGCAGCAAATCGATATCGGCATCCCCGTCAAGGTAATGCGCAGGTGCAAAAACGCCCTGCGTGTAATCACCTGGGATTAGCTGTGTAGCAGCTGGACTAACACTGGAAGTCCACACTCCCCACTGCTTCTGGTTAAAATCCATTGCAAGGGTGATTCCTAAATCAGGAAGCGTCAACAAATACAACTCATGACCCTGCACCTTCATATTCATCGTGCTGCACCCGACAAGGGTACTCAGCATCAATACTTTATCCAGATACACATCAGACAATAGTTGATACTGCGCACCCTTTAGCGCGTATACTCCCCTGCCCTTTGTAGCCGTTTTCCCTACGAACAGCAGCAACCCACCAATCTGGCACACACTCCCAGCATTTACACACCCCACATCCATGTATGCGCTTTGTACAGGACTAAGTGGCGAGCCTGGTGGAGGATTCCCCGCATCATAGTAGAAGGAAGTAAACTTATCAGCAAACCCTATAACGTAGTTCAACTGCTTCGCGACTGCAACTGGCTCTCCCAGGTCTGCATTCAGCACCAAGTAGTTGAGTGCATCCCAGTTCCTAGGGTCACTCAAGTTTGACCCTGTGAGTTTCCCGTCAGTCGTCATTACATAGTAGGTACTGTCAAGGAATACCATCCCTGGAAGCATTGCCGTAGGGACGTTGTTTACAGTCACCGTAGCAGTAGCACCAGTAATCCCGCCAAGTGGGAATGTAGCTATCGGAGGCACAAGATAATTATCCCCCACGACTGTAATCGTGATTGCAGTAACTATCCCACCTGAAATCACATAAGTCCCAGCCGCACCTGACCCTGTGTCACCAGAAGCTGCTGTTATTGTAAGTGCATAAGTCCCGTCTGTTCCGCCTGTACCTGGCTGCAACACCGTAGCACCAGCAACACCACGAGGAACTTTCACCAAGTTCACACCAATGCTCAACCCAGGAATTGGAAGCTTTGCCGATGCGGTGGAAGTCGCTGGCACAGCAGGCTGCGCTGCCACAACAACACTAGAATACTGCATTGTCCAGATATTTGCAGCATCCTTGAAAGCCAATATCCCATTCGTTGCAACTTCTGTGAAGTCATAAGGACCTACACCACTGGGAATCGCTGCAACCAACGCACCTGTAGTTAAAGAGTACAAACTGTTACTAATGACTACCAGCGTCCCAAGTGGCGCAAAGTTAAACATCCCTTGGCCAACCCCAACTGGTAATTGCACCACAGTGGCAAGACCTGGCCGTTTCTGCCCCCCAAGGACGTTAGTGGCCTTGGAGTCTTTGGTTAAAGCCCCATCCCTTGTAGTAATGGTCAGGGCTGTCAAAGGGATTTTCATTACGCTACCTGCCTCAGAATGTGATTGCTGTTACGTCTGCAATCGTAGTTGCTGCACGTATTGCAGCTTTCTGCGTTTGCTTATGCACGAATAGCGCATTTACGTTAGCCACGCCAGTCGCAAATAATCCTTGTAGTTGTAACAGCGTCATCGTTACTGGCTGATTGTTTATATCATACCAAGCGAAGTTAGCTGGCACTGTGCCACCTGTTGCAACAATAGCTTGCAAGCCCGTAATCGCACGGTTCATCAAGTCCTGGCTATCTTTATCAGATTGGAATGTAGTGTTCATGTACGCTACTGGCTGCTGCATAGCTGTATCGTATGCTTTGTCCCTTAGTGCCAGTTGTATTTGCTGTGCGGCTGCCACAGTCTCAACAACCCCTACAGTGGAAATAAACTGTGCCCCATCCCAGAGCATTCCAACAGTAGGCATTGGATTCATGTCTGTTATATCAACAACTTCAAAGGCATTATCAGCCCATTCAGGGAGCTCTGCTTGCGTGAATTGCCACTGAAACTTACCATTAACTATCTGCGCGTAGATACGACCTGCAACTGCTTCCATTAGTATTTCCCTTCTGAAAATGTGTTGATGAATACCGTGCCATCTTCTAGTGCTTCAATCTCATGCCACTCGTTAGCAACAAGGTTGACTGGTTGTGAGTGTTTGTCGAAAATGTACTCTTTGCCATCTTTACGGACAACGATGCTACCTGCCGCGCACAGTGTAGCGTGAGCATAAACATGCTCGTGCCTTGGCAAGCCTTCACCCTTGTCAGCATGGTATATGTTTAACTGTGCCCCATCGTAAGTAAACTGATGGGCAGGTGCGATTGATTGCGTACTCATATTTCTAATAATCCTGTGGTTACTGGCTGGTTTGAAGCAGCTAGTTGAACTGGTGTTACAAACTCAACACCATTCCATGTATCACCCTCAGTCGGCATTGGATTCATGTCTGTTATGTCCACAACAGTAAAAGCATCGCAATTCCACTCTGGAAGCTCTGCTTGCGTGAACTTCCAGTGGAACTTGCCGTCAACAACTTGTGCGTATATTCTGTCAGGATGCGCTTGCATTAGTATTTTCCTTGTAAAGCCTAATTTATCTTACCAGCACAGAACAGCATTGCCAGGAGTTGTGGCAGTTGTACCGTTTATAGTGGAAGCCTGTACTACGGCCAGCGCAAACGCTGATAGTTGCGTGCTTCCACCAGCACCCCCAGCTACGGATGCAAGTGAACCTAGACTTGTTGTGCCTCCAGAGGTTCCAGCAACACTAGGCGAACCATTTACCCCCGCTGCACCAATTGTCACGGGTATTACTTGACCTGGAACTACGCTGACAACAAAAAAGTTAGAATTAACACCTCCTTGCAGGCCTGTATAGACACTGCAACCAGATGCGCCTCCAAAACCATTACCACCACCACCACCAGTTAGTTGAGCATATATACTGTATACTCCATCGGGCACTGTGAAGTTAAAAACACCAGCTACTGAATACTTAACAGCCCCATGCACAACATTATTAGGCACGCCAAGCAACTGTCTATCAACCCCAACGCCAGGTATCCCAAACATGATTAGTAATCCCCTGCGTCTGGCGTTGACACTGCATGACCTGCCGCAACCGCCGTTCCTATTGCGTATAGGATTTTGTGGCCAGGTTTCAACACCACGTTCAACGCTGCATCAATAGCTGTAGAAGCCACAGTTTGTGAAAGCGTATTCGCGGGAACTGTAACCTCAGCTATTAGTGCGTTGTTTGCTGGCGTAGTATTAGCAGAACCATTATTAAGCCAGAATCGCATCACTGTTGCCACGTTCGTGCCAAGGTGTTGAATGTGTACTCTGTTTACACGGGAGCCGTTAGCACCAGCAGTGAATAACGTGCCTACTGTGCCAGTGCCGTCTAACGCCGTAGTAGCAGCAGTGATTACTGATTGGTTCCAGCTTGTAGCTGGTGCGATTGGTGAGATTGGTGAGGTATTTGCAGCCATGATTATGTATCCTTAAAAAGTTGGAAAGAATTGAGTTTGCAGCACATTTGGCGGGATGACTGTGGCTGGTATAGCAGCTATCTTTGCCACCACCAGAGCCGTAGTCGCAATCGCTGTGCTGTTATCCGCCGTGGCACGTGTTGGAGCTGTCGGCGTACCTGTCAGTGCGGGTGAAGCGAGTGGAGCTGCCGCATTCGCCGTAGCTGTCGCCGACGCAATCGCTGTGTTAATATCATTAAACCCAGCTGCAACAACCCGCAACTCCACCTTATCCCCTACGTTCCAAGCCAGTGTCGCCGTATTGTCATACCCACGGACTACCGTAAAGGTGTCTGCCGACCTTGCCGTGACCCGTACAATCTCTGTATTACCAGAGGTATTAGCCAGCGAACAGTAAAAGTAATCCCCAACCACAAGCACTGGGAACAATCCACCTGCCCCAGACTGCACTGATAACGATGTTGCGGAACTACTAATCCCTGCTGCCAGGGTAGTAGTGGCGTTATTCGTGAACTTTATCCCCATACTTTACCCCTTAACCGATTGTGATAGACCAAGTGATTGTAAGCACGTCAGTAGCTGCTTTGTTAACCACTGAAAACACAACGCGTGACAACATCACACCAGCTGTTGCTGCATTGAAAATTCCCGCTTCAGTCAATGAACCTGTGGCTACACCAGCATCGAAAGTCGTACTCACTGTCGCCACGTTAGCTGCCATACTCGCTGTGGTAAAGGCATGTCGGGCAAGCTGAGTCTGCAAAGCAGTATCGCTAGTTGTTGCGGCTGTAGTTCCAGTCCCGAGTGCCATTTGAATAAAAGGCTGTGTCAAAGAACCAATAACCCCACCAGCCAAGTAATTCTTCCCTACTTGCACTATCAGGTTATTCAGCTCTCGGCTGTCCTTCACCATGCCATCCGCAGTTGTCAGTACAATACTGAGCTTACCTGCAACTTCTACCATATCCTGCATCATATCGAATCCTTATAAGTGTTGACTGGGGAAAATAGTTTATCCTAATGCTAATGTGTTTAATGTGCTACCGTTCAGGCTAGTTGGGCTGTTAAAGTTAAAACTGACCGTTTCTGATGTGGTTATACCTTCAGCAAAGACTTTTGCAGTAGTTAATACGACAGACTCCGCTGAAGTTGTGCTGTCCACAAAGGCTTTTGAAGTAGCTAATGCAATAGACTCTGTGCCTAGCGCACTGTCAGTAAGGGCCTTCCCATACGTCAGCGCCGTAGACTCCGCTGAAGTTGTGCTGTCCACAAAGGCTTCTGCAGCCCCCAACACTACAGACTCAGTCAACAATGCCTGTTCGTAATTCACATCCGAAGGGCTGGTGGAATTCATCGCACTGCTGTTCAGTGCATTGCCGTTAAGCCCGTCTGAGCTGATATGGGTAAAACCAATAATCCGTGACAGGTTAAACGAAAGCCCTTCAGTGATATCAGCCTCGTCAGAAAAGCTCCTGTCGTACTCAATTGCCACAAACTGGTCATCCGTAGGTGGCCTCGTCCAAGGTACAGTCAGATTCTCCCGCACACCCCTTACAAAGTCCTGCGGATTCCGCACTTCCTTATGGTGACGGCAAACATAATGCCCATCCCAGGTCTTCACTCCGTCCTTGGACTTCCGCTGCTCTCCGCACAACTCGCAGATGAAGTTCCATTGACCTGATGCCCAGTAATTGTTGGAAGCCATAGTTAGTTTCTCGCGTGTATTACAGTGTTGTAATACGCCCTAGTTATTTTAGCCGTTTTGAGCGATTCAATTACGCCATCCAATACTAACCTATCCCCATGCAATTTTAACGCAACACGCGCCCGCATGAGGCTAACCAATGGCATAAAATACCAACAAAACCAAACCCCTACCATTCCCAGCTTTCCGCATACCCAAGCGCCTGCAATTCTGGCAGCTGTGCCTCCAGCCGCTTACCAATATCATTGCGGTAGATGGGGCTGTTAGGAATAACGAGTTCCTTCACGCGTTTGTAAGCACCATCAATTGCCCCTTGTACTGTTCCTGCCACCCCACTCACCGTCAAGAGGTAGTTCCCAGCAGATACCAGCATAGGCTTGCCGTTGATAATCCCACCCTTGACTTCACTAGGATGGATGTAGTAGCGGTTGCTGTCGGTGATGCCGAAAATTGGATAGCCACTGACTTCATCCCGCGTCAACTTACCATACGGAAAGTCAGGTATCGCAACCACAACACCAACGGCAATGCCCTGCTTTGGCTCGAAACTACAAGCTCCTCCGCGTACTGCTTCCAGCATCCACTCAGCAACATCCTCATGCAGGACTTGCTGAATCTGGAACAATGGCCAGCCTGGGCGTGTGGTGAACTCGAGTGGCCAGGGCTTACCAGCCTTGTCAATAATAACTGCAACGTCGATGTAGCCTGTGTAGCCACTGCGGATGAGGGCTGCTTCAAGCGGCAGGAGCATTTCCCGCGCCAGCAGGGATTCCTCCGCGCTGCAATACTTCATTGCCGTGCCCATTTCCCCCGTGTTTACGCCGATTTCCCCTGGCATCAGCTTCTTGAACTCGAAGTTTTCGAGGAAGTGTGGAAGGAATCCATCGCGCCCAACCCATCCACCAACTGCCATTTCAATGCCTGGAGTGAATTTCTGGAACAGGAAAGGGACTTTCTTCTTCATCGTGCGCTTCCAGCGCTCCAGCATGAACAGCATGTCTTCCGCGCTTTTTGCAACATAGCTCAGAGCTTTGTCGGCATCCCCAGTTGGTTTGGACACGTAGCGTCCAGGATTTGCATTAAGGTAGGCGATTGCTTCGTCATAGTTGCTGAAGATAGTGCTCTCCATGCAGGTAATTCCGTGTGCTTCCAGTACAGCCTGCCCAGTCCCCCGTTCGAGTTCCCAAGTAGTGCCTTCAACATTTGGTCCGAAAATCGGGTAGCCCTTTGCCCTGTAGTGCTCCAGTTCCCGTGTGAAGCGTGCGTTGTCAGTTAGAAAAACCAAGTCTGCCCACTTCATCCAGCTCTGCCAGTTCGCCACGATGTCCAACAGCCCACGCCCGACAGGAATATCCCCGCCTGTGCGGGTGTCCTTGGGGTACCAGATTTTGACAACATGCCCCTGAGCTTCACAGCGGAGAGCGAAGTCGAGTCCTGCAGCCATTGCGTCGATGATGAGGATGTTCATAAGGTGCGCCAAAGGGAAAAGTGTGGCTGATGGGAGGGAGTATAGCCGTGGGAAGGTGGCGGGAGCAAGAGTGCAGCCGTAGCGACCGTAGGGAGACTAAAACAATCCACCCTGCAACAGCAAGTAGTAGCGACAACTCCAGCCGCACACGTCACTGTATTGGGGTTATTCGCGTGTATTACAACATTGTAATCCGCCCCAATAACAACTCCAGTCACCCCAAGTTATAATAAGCACAAGCAAAAGCTGGCCGACAACTACAATAAGCAGTAGGGGCGCGGGGGTTGTTAGTTGGAGAGTCAACACCTTCAGTGTAATGGTTTACGAGTGCGCCGTCAAGAGCACAGAGCTAGGGGTAGGGAGGGTATAGCGGTAAGAGCCTACTGCACACGCACGGAGGGCGGAAAACACTTCGCTTGCTCTCCACTCAGCCCAGTACACTCGGGCAAATAGGGGGAACTGCGCACTCACTTTGAGTTATTCCCCCGTATTACACCGTTGTAATCCGCCCTAATAACCCCTAATAATGCTCCTTCATCCTCGCTTCCTCTGCCCGCTCATCCCGCTGATGCTCCTGCGTCCGCTTCCCTTCCCTGTCAACCCGCACACCATACAGCCACGCCGTGTTTACGAAGTGTGCAATTTCTTCCTTAGACAACTTCCCGCCCGTTGCCTGCACCTTCTCCACCTTCGCCAGCGTACTCGAAACATCTGCATCCCAGTACGCGGCCATCCGCAGCCGTTCCATTTCTGCTGACTTCACCTTGAACATGTACTTCCCAGCAGCTTCTGTTATCATAACCTCAGGACTCAGACCCAACGGCGTATTCATGTTCTTGAACCTAGAGATTGCGGACTTCACAGTGGTGCCAGTCTTTGCTTCCAGTGGGTCTTTTGGCTTCGACAACTCCACAGCGTGTGGTGGTTCAACCCGCTTGAGGATTGCGTTAGCTTCTTCAATCGCCACCAAATTATCCCAGTGGCCTTTCCCGAGCTGCTCCATCACTGGCTTGAGAGCGGCCTCATTCCCCCGCAGAAACCCCACCCCATCCTTCTGCTTTCCAATGTAATCAGCCACACTCCTTGCAATCGCTTGTTTGCTCTCCCGCGTATGGGCTCCAGACATCAACGCACGCATCACCTTGGGGTCATTCACTGCACTTGCAATCAATTTCTCAGGCTGCTCACTTCCCGCAACCTTTGCAACCTCACTCCTGTCAAGTGCCTCGCGTTGCTTCACAAGCTCAGTCCTCCGATTCAGCATCGCATCACCCATCTTTTGGGCATCCTGGAACTTCTTCGCCGTGTCTGGAAGCTCAGACAATGCTTTGTGATGCTGGTCAAGCCAACGCTGAGCTGCCGCAGGTGTGAATTGCCCACCCTGCATCGCGGCTTTGGAGTAGCTATCCAGTAATCCGTCATGCAGCAGCTCAGCCGCGCGTGAATCCCCTCCGTAGATATTGAAGAAGTCCTGCACGCCTTTCTTCTTATCCCCTGCCCGAAGTATCGTCTTCGTCACAATGTCCTCAGCATCCACGGCAATACCATTCGGCCTCCGCTTGGAAATCATGGCACCAGTGCCTTCCTTGAAAATCCGCGCATACCGACCGTAGTCCCGATTGAACTGGGAGAATTTCTTACCAAGCTCACCAAACTCAGCACCGTTGAAGGTGTCAACCTTTTGCTTCAGGTGGTCACGGAGCAGTGCAAGGTACATCGCTTTTTGGCTATCACCAGCGCTTATTGCATCTGCCCATTCCCGATTCGCTTGCTTGTACAGGCTATGCAGCTCCTGAAAGCTCCCCTCGTCCTTGCCAGGGTTTCCCTTTTCCACTTTCGTCGTGTACATGGGCTTGACAGAACCTGGCTTTGACACAGTTTCGCGAACGTACTTGTCAGCTGTTGCAGTTGGATACTCTTTCAGCACCTTGGCAAACACAGGAGGCATGTTCTGGAAGGTTGCTTTATCCGCACCAGCTATCTTTTGCACGACTTCCCGCGTATCCCCCATCCCCACGCGAATACCCATTCTGTCGGCCAGGGAGTATATCTCAGAAGTCTTTTTCCTGTTCACGTCTTGTGCCACCGACTTAGCTTCCCAGTACTTGGTGCGTAATTCTTGGCCAATGGCTTCCGTGTCATTCCCTGCCCGATTGAACTTCGCATCCAAGTTTCTAATGTCGTCAGTCAGTTTCTCTATGTGTAAGTCCAGTCCCTGTTGCTGCAATATCAATTCGGTTTTTGGTGGGGTAGTCAAATCCTGATGTGCAGGTCCAAAGGTCTTTTCCGTATACACTTTCACAGCAGCTATATTCCGCTCCTGTACTGCGTGTGCCTGGGCATAATTGACAGGACTTTTATTCGCCACTTCATGAGAGAGTGCCTTGAGGCCAGGGGAATTAGTTTGTTGCGGCTGCGTTGGGTGGAAGTTTTCAATCTTCTGCATCAACTGCACAGCTCGTGCACCTTCTGCTTCACTGTTTGGGGAGTTCGCAAGTGCATGTTCAGTTTCTGCCAGGATTAACTTATTTGCATTTGCTTTTTGCGCAGCTGGTGACATGCCCCAGCCACGGATTGCCGCAGCCTTCTCAGCTTCTGCCCTCAAACCTTTCACGGCTGCCGTAACACCCACCAGCAATCCAGGGCCAATAACACTGCCAATCATCCCGCCGATTATCTCACCTTGCTGTGGATTCATTCCGTGGGCAGCCGCAAAGTCCTTGCCCCATTCCTTACCCTCCACAGCAGTTGTAGCCCCACCAGCAGCGCTCAGTGTGGTCATACCAGCATGTGCCATTTTAGTGGCTCTTGAGGCAGCCCCAAGTTCCTTAAAAGCCCACATCTCAGGCAGGGCGGCACCCACGAGGAATGAAGCCATTTCGGCTTTGTACTCCGTGGCCTTGCTGATATGCCCCATTGAGTCAGTAGGAGCTTTTAAGTTCTTTACCCCGAAGACTTTTTCAGCACCCTCTGACATCATGTCGTAACCACCAACTGGCCGATTACTTACAGGTAGCCCCGCCTTCTTGAGGAGCTGATTCACCAAGCTAACTGGTACCCCAAGCGCCCCCACCATCCCAGCTGTGGTTTTGTTTACCTGGTCAGCAATGTAAGGAAAGTCGCTTTCAGGTGCGTGGCGTACAGTATCTGGGTGTGCGTAGCTGGAGGCGTTGAGCCGTGCCAGTATAGTGGGGTCGGTTACTTCTTTCCCCTCCGCTGGTGCAGGTGCACTGGCTGGTGCATTCAACCGTGCAAGTATACT